TGCAGCGGACGCCGGAAGAGCAGCAGCAGCGGATGAAGGAACTGGCGCAGAACGATGCCAGCCTGAAGGGTGTCTCGACGCTGTATGACAAGAACGGTGAAATATCTGCGCAATGGGTAAAGACCAGCGAGGAAAAGCGGCGGGCTGAGGATGTTTACCGGGAGATTGTCGAGGGGCTGAAGGACAAGCTGCCGCGGGCCAAGCCTGTTGCGGCGCAGTCCCGCAAGCATTCGCCTGACCTGCTCAACTGTTTCGTCGTTACCGACTACCACCTGGGCATGAAAGCCTGGCACGAAGAAACACGCGGCGATGATTGGGATACCCGCATCGCTGAGGATCTGCTGGTGGCCTGGTTCGCTGCTGCCATTAAGGCCGCGCCGAATGCCGAGACAGCCATCTTCGCCCAGCTTGGGGACTTCCTGCATTGGGACGGGATGGACGCCGTAACACCGGCCAGCGGCAACCTGCTGGACGCAGACACCCGCTTCCAGAAGCTGGTGCGGGTAGCCATCCGGGCGATCCGGCAAGTGATAACGCTGCTGCTGCAGAAGCACGCCCGCGTCCACCTGATTATGGCTGAGGGTAATCATGACCCAGCGTCGTCGGTGTGGCTCAGGGAACTGTTCTCTGCCTTCTACGAAGACGAGCCGCGCATCACCATCGACACCTCGCCTGACCCGTACTACTGCTACGAGCACGGGCAGACATCTCTTTTCTTTCACCATGGCCACAAACGGAAACCGGCGAACATCGACGATGTTTTCGTTGCCAAGTTCCGCGAGGTGTTTGGCAGGACGAAGCACAGCTACGGCCACATGGGTCACCTGCACAACGTCGAGGTGAAGGAAACCAACCTGATGATTGTGGAGCAGCACCGCACCCTGGCGAGTTCAGATGCTTATGCCAGCCGGGGCGGGTGGATCTCGGGGAGGGATGCCAAATGTATCAGTTACCACCGCACCTATGGCGAGGTTGGACGTGTCGTTATCACGCCGGACATGGTGAAAGCCGCATGAAACTCTTTGACTACCTGTGTAAGCGGTGTTCCCACCGCGAAGAGCGGTACGTGCGCCGCCCCGAAGAGCCGCAGCAGTGCAAGTGCGGGGCGGACATGGTGAAGCTGCCGCCAGCGACGGCGTCCTACTGGAAGTTTGCGGACAAGCGCAAGTGAGCGCCAGCGAGAAGCAGGTCGGCGGCGAGCACTACCGCCGCTTCGCCATCCAGCCGTCCGAGTTCATCCACCGCAATGGCCTGGGCTGGTGCGAGGGTAACGCGGTGAAGTACCTGACCCGGCACCGGAACAAGAACGGCCGGCAGGATATCGAGAAGGCCATCCACTACCTCGAGCTGCTGCTGGAGTGGGAATACGGCGATGCCTGATCTTGACTTCGCCCAGCTACGCGATGACCTGAAACGGGACGAAGGCTGGCGGGCTCATGCCTACCAGGACACGCTCGGTTACTGGACGATTGGCTACGGCTTCCTGGTGGACGAGCGCAAGGGTGGCGGGCTGCCGCAGCACATCGGGGACAAATGGCTGTACTCGCTGATATCGAAGACCGTCGACGAGCTGGACAGCCGCATCCCGTGGTGGAAGAACCAGCCGGAAGAAGTCCAGCGGGCGCTGGTGAACATGGCTTACCAGCTAGGCGTCAACGGCCTGCTGCGCTTTAACAACATGCTCGGCGCACTGCGGGACGGCAGGCGGGAAGAGGCCGCGCTGCACGCTTTGGATTCTCGCTGGGCCAGCCAGACACCTAACCGGGCCAGGCGCGTTGCCGCTCTCATTGGAGGATACGATGAAAATGCCGCTGATTGAACAGAACACCGTCCGCCCCACCCGCAAGGTGCTAGCCATGACTGTGGCCGGTGCCGTGCTGACTGTGGCATTTTGGGTAGCCAAAGACTTCTACGGCATCCCTGTACCCGGCGAAGTGCAGGGGACGCTGCACACGGCCCTGGCCGCGCTGGTCGGCTACTTCGTGCGGGATCGGCTGGTCTGATGGGCATCATCGAAGCACTGATTGCCGCCATTGTCGCACTCGGTGCGATAGCTGCCGGGCTATTCCAGGCGTGGCGGGGCGCCAAGCAGCGGGAGAAGAACGCCGAGCAGTGGGCCGAGGCCGTCACCCAGACGCTCGAGCACGCCAAGCGGACGCAGGCTGCATCCGACCAGGGCCAGCAGGCAACCCAGCAAGCCGCAGAAACAGCGCGTCAGGCCGCCAGAGAGGGCCGCAGGGACGCGTTCGAGGGCCAGTGATGCGTTACCCTAAATTAGGTTTTCTTGCTGTCCCAATCTTAGGTTTTCTTGCAGGCTGCGCCCACCAGCCGACTGTGGTTTATCCCGAGCTGCCGCTACCGCCGCCGCCGACGCTGCCGACTGTGGCGGCTGAGGATCTGGCCTGCCTGTCGGAAGAGGCATACGAGGCGCTGGCCGTCAGGGACGCGCTGCGCAAGGGCTATGCGGAGCAGTTGCGGGCGATCATTGATGCTCACAACAGCGCCCTGCTTGAGAGGTAGCCTTTAGCTATTTCTCCCAGTACGGCCTCGCCCCATTTCCCTATGGCTTGATTGCCCGCGAGGTTCATTTGCCATCCAGCGCGGCGCGGGCAATACGCTCGTCAAACCTTGTTTGTTCTTCTGGGCAGTTTATCTCTGGAGGCCACGGGCCATCAGCTATACGCCTCAACGCCTCTCGTAGCCTGTCCCGCTCCGCTTCCAGTTCCCGTAGGGCTGCGGCGGCTTTGCCTGCAAGAAAATTAAGCTGGCTGACATGCGGGTTCGCGCCGTAACGGGCCAGCATCTTGACGAGCGATGCGCGGCTATAACAACGCTCGTACTCATCTACAGTTAGCGCGTTCACTAGGTCTTTTTTGTGACTCATCCATCCGCTCCCGGCTCTCGCTCATACTCGCTACACGGCACCAGCGGACGCTCCAGCCCGCAGTAGGCCCGTGGCTTGCCTTCCACCAGCTTGTAGCGGTAGTGGCGGCACCATATACAGGCTTTCATTGCTTCTCCGGCTCCTTCAGCACCGCCGCTATGGCCTGCTGTAGCGGCACCTCTCGGCGCAGGAAGCCGTTGCCGTTGCAGCTCGGGCAGACGGTCTTGCTGTGGTTCAGCGAGCCTTCCGAATTGCACGTCCGGCACTGGTCGATTGCTATTGCGTAGAAGCGCGTCACGGCTCATACCTCCTGTCCAACTTCCACAGCTCAAGCATGTGCGCGAACTGCCGCCAGTGGTTGTCCATGCTGTCCCTGCCCCATGCGTGAACCCACACCAGGCCAGGATTGTCTCGGCTGACAACGACGCTGTAGCGGTCGGCCCGCTCTAGTTCAAGCCCGTAGGCATAGGCCGCAAGCTGCACCGCCCACTCGTCATAGGGCTTCAACTTGTCGCCGTCGCTGAAGTCCTTCGTCTTGAAGTCCAGCACAATCCCATCAGGATGGCGGGCTGTTCCTGCCGAGTGCAGATCCACCTTCCCGCCATAGCCCATAAACGACGCAAACGCCTTCTCTGGCCGCCATACAGCGCCGCTGTCAATGCCGGCTAGGGCATCCATCGTCCCGCGTACATGCGCCGTGTAGGCGGCGTCATAGGGCTGTCCGAGCAGGTGCATTTCAATGGCGGCATGTATCCGCGTCCCTTCCTCGGCCGCGGCCCTGGCCTGCGCCTGCCGGTCCTGCTCGACACGGGACAGGAAGGCGTCGTCTGATTCGCCGTCCAGCCGGGGCAATGTCAGGGCTGACATAACAGCCTGCCGCACGATCCAGTTCTGCAACTGCGGCTTGGCCTTGATCGACATAACCGAAGTAACAGACGGCAGCAGGCCGAGCTTGCGGGCGTCCCGAAGGGTGGTGGGGCGGAATCCTGAGCCGCTGGCCTTGGGCACTTCGTAGGCGGCTTCTCCGGCCTTCGTGTACCAGTGCGCCTGGCTACTGGCCCGCCCGATCTGCAGTTCTGCGCTCATGGGATCAGCCCCTTATGGATTGCGGAGTGGCAAGCTGGGCATACCCACCTCACCTCAAGTGGCTTGCTGTAATCGTCGTGATGCCCGTGAATGCGCCCGCCAGAGCCGCAAATCTGGCACGCGCCTGGCTTGCAAAGCTTGCCGTCTCTTACCGCGTTGTTGACCATGTGGTTTGCCCTTCTCTTGTAGCCGTTCGCCCTGGTCCACCGAGCTTTTGCCCTCTGCATAGCGGCTTTCCCTTCTGGCGTAGCTAGGTACTCCGCCCTAGCGGCTACCCGATGAGGCAGCATCGCCCGCTGTCTGTCGTACTCTCGGTAATAGTCAGCGCGGCGCTGCCGATGTTGGCGGACATCTTCTTTTGTGCAGTCTTTGCACTTATTCAAATGCCCGTCGCCCATCTGCTTGTGGCGGTAAAATTCAGCGAGGGGCTTTTCAGCCCCGCACCGAAAGCAAGTCTTCACGACAGCCAATGCCTATGGCGGAATGGGATGTCGTCCGCGAAAGGCTCGACGCCGGATACGTTTTCACGCGGCTCGTCGCCTTTGATCTGCTGCTTTACCTTGTCCTGCAGCCATCCCGGCAGCTTGTCGAAGGTGTCCGCGTGATCCGGGTCATACAGCAAGAGATCGCCTTCCGGCTCAGCCTTGTTCTTCGCCTTCGTCACGCGGGACACGAACGCAACCACCTTGCCGTCCGCCTTCGTCTTGTGCTCCACCAGCAGGCGGCAGGGCGTCCCGACAACCTTCGTGATATCGAACTGCTTGAGCTCGTCCGCCGTGAACGGGCGTCCGCGCCAGCCTTCCAGGTCGCCGCGCAGGGTTGCCTTCTCCGACAGGGACACCGTGTAAAAGCTGCCGATGGTCATCGGCCCTTCATGCTTCACGCCGTCCTTCTCGTATTCGATCCGCTCGCCGGGGATCTCCCACTTGATATAGACCTGGTGCTTCGGCTTGTAGATACCGCCCGGCTGCACGCCAAGGTCCACCATCCACACGCATACCGCGTCGTGGACATCAGCCGGGACAGGCTTGAAATCGCTGCCTCCAGCATCGCTTGCATAAATAGCCATAGTCTTTTCTTCCTCGTTCAGTTGCTGCAGTTCCTGTTGATACGAATTCCACCATGCAGCGTTGGCTTCATCGTTTTCCATGAAATCCGCGCCTTGCCGTGAGTTACCTTTCCAGGTCACGCCAGTCCCCGCCTTTCCTCGCCTTGCCCCGATCTCCTTACCCGTCCATGCCCAATTCGTCCCGACCAAGCCGCTCCATGCGCCTACCCCGCCTTGCCTTGCCCGTCCGGGCCATGAAATCCAGGCCGATCCCCGCCTATCCAGACCACTCCAGTCCGGTCCTTTCCACTAAACGCCTTGCCTAGCCATGAAATCCTCACCCTTCCCTGCCGGGCCTATCCCCGCCGTGCTATTCACTTCCACGCCGAGCCTATTCATGCCCCGCCATAAGTCCCTCGCCCTTCCTATCCGCTCCTAGTCGCGCCACTCCATTCATCGCCAAGCCGATCCCTGCCGTTGCTCGCTACTGCTAGGCAACAGCAGCTATGGGAACTTTGATTTCCGCAATCTCCAGAACATCAAAACGGCCATGACGGGGGCGCCAATCGCATAGCCCGACATAGGCGCCAAGGTCAAACATCCACCGCTCAAACTGAGACTGGTTCGCGACCTGGCTGTTAAGTGACACATCAAACGTCCCGCTCCAATTTTTGAAATGCGGGCGCGTGCGCATAACCTTGTTTCGCTGAACCTTCACCGGCACCGTGATGCGGTGGTCCGGGCTGGCGACAAGCTTCTCGACAGACAGCGGCCCACCTTCGTACTCGAGCACAAGGTCGGTATCTACAAAAAGCCCCGACAGCGCGAGCTGACCTTCTTTCGACTTCTTCGCGCCGCCGTGAATTGACGCCTCGAGAACGCGACTAGGAATGACGACCCTGCCCTTCTGATCAAGGTAAAGGCCCGCCTGGAATTCCAGGTCCGACAGCGCCTTGTAGTCGGCCTCGGTTTTCTTGCGCTTGCTGTTTATCTGCTTCATGCCTTTGGCGTATGCATTCAGCGGATCAGCGGTCTGGCCGTTGTGCATAATCAAAGAATCGCCGGCCAGACGAACCTTGAACTTCTTGTACCCTTCCATTACTTGTGTCTCCCATAGCTACAAAATGCCGGGCGAAATACTGATCGGTTGTTTACGTCCGGCTGTGTTACCAGCAGCTCTTGCTGCTGATGTTTAGGCCTCGCAAGCGCCTTAACTTGCTCAAGCCTGACCCCGGTTCCCAGGGTTTGGTCGCCCATCGCGTTGCGCCGCGCCCTGATAACGCTGGTGATTGCCTCATGGCATGAGGAGCAAAGCATTACGACGTCACTCAAAGACTCATTGCCAAAGGTGTCGTAGTGCCGGTGGTGAAGCTCAAGCCGATAGTCCTGGCCGCTGCGCCAACAAACACCACATTCGTTGTTTTGAATCTGCTTCACCTGCTCTCTTAACTGCTGCCAATGCTGTGGGTTTGGATGGTTAAACGCGGGCCTCAGAACAAGCCGGCCGTCTATGTGGGAAACCCGCTTCAGCCTCATCCGTTCAGACTCTCGTATCGTTCACGGCCGCCGTCCCTGCACAGCGAGCATTCCCC